CAACGATCTCCCCCGCCGGTATGCGCCCTTGGCGTTTGGCAGCAGAGCGGCGGACGTCGGCTACCGCGACAATGCCGGTTCGGATCTCAGCAACCGTTGGGCTAGAAAGGGAAGCGCCGTCTATTCACTCACCAACAACGGCGTCAACTACTACGCGAGCAGCCAGGCACTCACGTCCGCAGGCGGCAGCCAGACGGCAAGCGTTTCGTTCTCGATTCGGGCCAATGGAACCTGGGCGATTGGCCTTTCCGGCAAAGCGGTGGGCGGCTCTCCAACCTCCGGCACATGGCTGCCCAACGGTCAACCGCCGAGCAACTATTCTGTGCAGCTAGATTTCACTGTGTCCTGGCTGCGTGGCAACCGCAACGGGTCGTCCTCCAACACGGCTGCGAACTACTCTGCGATGACCGGCGATTACAGTTGCAGCATCACGTCCACAGCGCTGTCAGGGTCTGGCAACGAGTGCTATGGAGAAGGCAAGCTGACGATTCGGATCCGCAACAATGCCACTGGCTATGTTTCTACCACTGCCATTTCCCTCGTCGCTGAAGCAGTAGGCTTCGCCTGACGCTTGGTCCAGCGCATACTGGATCGCAGAGTGCGGCGTGTGCCTTCGCTTGATTGGATGCACCCGACCGCGATCCGTGTAAGTACGCGTTGTACGCATCAATTCGAGTGCGCCACAGCACGCAGCCGCTGACCATGGCTGCATGGGCACCGCATCCTCCGCACTGAGTAACGCCATTCGCCTCGGCACTGTGGCCGAGGTGAATCTCGCCACGGCACGATGCCGCGTGCAGGTCGGCGAGATGCTGACCGATTATCTGCCCTGGGTGGTCACGCTGGCCGGCACCACCATCATCTGGTCGGCGCCGGCAATCGACGAGCAGGTGGTCGTGCTGTCGCCGGCCGGCGATTTGGCCGATGGCATGGTGCTACGCGGGCTGTATTCCGACCAATTCGCAGCGCCTGCCGCTTCCGACACACTGCACGTGCTGCGCTTTGCCGATGGCGCGCAGATCCACTACGACACCGAGGCGCATGCGCTGCAGGCGACACTACCCAGTGGCGGCACCGCGAGCATCACCGCCGATGGCGGCATCACCCTCAACGGCCCGCTGACGGTCAACGGCACCACCCAGATCAACGGCGATACCGGCATCACCGGCACGGCCACCGTCGACACCGACGTGATCGGCGGCGGGATCAGCCTCAAGAATCACAAGACCACCGGCGTGACCGCCGGCAGCGCGCTCAGCGGCGGCCCGCAGTGATCGGCGTCGATGCCACCACCGGGCGCGTGATCGAGGGCGAGCAGCACTTGGCCCAGTCGATCGCCTGCATCCTCACCACGCCCATCGGCACACGCGAGCAGCGCCGCGACTTTGGCTCGCTGCTGCCAGAGCTGATCGACCAGCCGTTCAACGGCGCCACCCGCACGCTGCTCTACGGCGCCACCGCCACCGCGTTGATGCGATGGGAGCCGCGCCTGCGCCTGACCCGCGTCGACCTGGTCGTCGGTGATGCGCCTGGCCGCTTCGTGCTGACGATCGAAGGCGAACGCACTGACGTCGCCCCTGCCAATGCGCGCTCGCGCATGACCATCCCGCTCCGCTTCCGCTCGTCCTGATCGAGGAATCTATGTCCACTGCCTACCACCACGGCGTCCGCGTCATCGAAGTCAGCGCGGGCACGCGCACCATCCGCACTGTCTCCACCGCTGTCGTCGGCTTGGTCGCCACGGCCTCTGATGCGGACGAAAAAGTCTTCCCACTGAACAAGGCGGTGCTGATCACCGATGTGCTGGGTGCGATCGCCAGCGCTGGCATCCAGGGCACCTTGCGCGCCACGCTGCAGGGCATCGCCGACCAGACCAACCCGGTCACCATCGTCGTGCGTGTGGCCGAGGACGCGGATGCGGCCAAGACCACCAGCAATGTTATTGGCGAGGCCAAGTCCAGCGGCTACACCGGTCTGTATGCCTTGCTCGCCGCACAGGCACAGCTGGGCGTGCGCCCGCGCATCCTGGGCGCGCCGGGGCTGGACACACTGGAGGTGGCAAAGGCGCTGGTCACCATCGCCAAGAAGCTGCGCGCCATGGCGTATGCGCGGCCGGTCGCAGACACCGTGGCCGAGGCCGTCACCTACCGAGGCCAGTTCAGCGATCGCGAGTTGATGCTGATCTGGCCGGATTTCCTGGCCTTCGACACCGCCACCAGCACCACGGCGGCGGCGTATGCCACTGCGCGTGCGCTCGGCCTGCGCGCCAAGATCGATACCGAACAGGGCTGGCACAAGAGCCTGTCCAACGTGCCCGTGGCCGGCGTCACCGGGATCTCCAAGGATGTGCATTGGGATCTGCAAGATCCGGCGACCGATGCCGGCATCCTCAACGAGGGCGACATCACCACGCTGGTGACGTTCAACGGCCAGCGCTTCTGGGGATCGCGCACGTGTGCGGAGGACAACATGTTCGCCTTCGAGACGGCCACGCGCACCGCCCAGATCCTGGCCGATACCATCGCCGAAGGCGTTGCGTTCTACGTCGACAAGCCGATGCACCCATCGCTGGTCAGAGACTTGATCGAAACGATCAACGCCAAGTTCCGCGACCTGAAGTCGTCGGGCTATCTGATCGATGCCAACGCCTGGTACGACGGCACCGTCAACAGCGCCACCACGCTCGCCGATGGCGCGCTGCGTATTGACTACGACTACACGCCGGTGCCGCCGCTGGAGAACCTGCAGCTGTACCAGAAGATCACCACCAGCTACCTGGCCGACTTCGCCGAACGCGTCAACGCGTAACGCACCCGCCTTAGATTCCCGGAGAACCCCATGGCTTTGCCCAAGAAACTCAAAGCGCTCAACCTGTTCAACGACGGTGAGAGCTATCTCGGCCAGGTGGTCGAAGTGAAGCTACCTACCCTGTCCCGCAAGATGGAGGAGTATCGCGGCGGCGGCATGAATGGCCCGGTCGATATCGACTTCGGTCAAGAGAAGATCGAGCTCGAATGGAAGTGCGGCGGCCTGATGCGCGGTGTGCTCAACCAGTACGGCGCCACCACGCACAACGCGGTGCAGCTGCGCTTTGCCGGCGCCTATCAGCGCGACGACAGCGGCGATGTGGACGCGGTGGAAGTTGTTGTGCGCGGCCGTCACAAGGAGATTGATCCCGGCACCGGCAAGTCCGGCGATGACACGGAGTTTTCGGTCAAGACGTCGGCCAGCTATTACAAGCTCAGCATCAACGGCGCACCCGTGATCGAGATCGATCTGATGAACATGATCGAGATCGTCAACGGCGTGGACCTGCTCGCCCCGCACCGCCGCGCTATCGGCGCCTGACCCTTCCGGCCTGGCGCCGCCAGGCCTCAGCCCTGAGACCTTCCGATGACCCCGACCTTTTCCCCAGCCATTCCCCTCGACCAGCCCATCACGCGCGGCGAGCAGACCATCACCGACCTCAAGGTGCGCAAGCCCGGCGCAGGCGAACTGCGCGGCCTCAAGCTGACCGACGTGCTGCAGTTGGATGTCACGGCGCTGGCAACACTGCTGCCGCGCATTTCCTCGCCCACGCTGACCACCGCCGACGTCAATGCGATGGATCCGGCCGACCTTCTGGCGGTCGGCCAGGAGGTGCAGGTTTTTTTCTTGCCGAAGGCACAGAGGGAGGCGGATTTCCCGACTGCGTAGAGGATGTGATGGCCGACATCGCGGCCATCTTCCACTGGCCGCCGTCTGAAATGGACGGCTGGTCGCTGCACGAACTCACGGCGTGGCGCGAGCGTGCCCGCCTGCGAAGCGGAGCCGAATGATGCCCTACCCGAACCACGAGGCCGCCTAAATGGCGGCCTCCGACAATCTGCGCCTGCAGGTCATCCTGGCCGCCGTCGACCGCGCCACCGGTCCGTTCCGGCGCGTGCTGAGCGGTAGCCGCGGCGTCGCCACCGCGCTGCGCAACCAGCGCGACGCGCTGCGCCAGCTCAACAGCCAGCATCGCGACATTGGCGCCTATCGCGAGCAGGTCGCGCTGGCACAGCGCGCCAAGGCCGCGCTCGATGCGCAGCGGCAATCGGTACGCACGCTTGCCCAACAGATCAAGGCCACCAGCACGCCCACCGCTGCCATGAATGCCGAGTTCGAGCGTGCCGTGCGCACCGCACGGGAACTCAAGATCGCACACGGTGCGCAGGAGGCCGGCCTGCAGCGCCTGCGTGGTCGCCTGGAGACGGCGGGGATCAGCACCCGCGAGCTGGTCACGCATGAGCGGCGCCTGCGCGGCGAGATCGAGAGCACCAACACCGCCATGCGCGCCCAGCAGCAGCGCCTGGTGGCAATTGACGCTGCCCAGCGTCGCAGCGCCCGCATCCAGAACGCCGGCCTGCAGGCGAGCGCCTACGGCGCCGGCATGGCGTTCGCTGGCCAGCGCGCACTTGGCGCCTCGGTGCTGCCGATCAGCGATGCGATGGAGTTTGAGTCGGCCATGGCCGACGTGCGCAAAGTCGTGGACTTCAAAACGCCGCAGCAGTTCCTGCAGATGGGTCGCGATGTCGAGAACCTCTCGATGCGACTGCCCATGCTGCCGGCCGAGATTGCCAAGATCGTAGCAGCCGCCGGCCAGGCCGCTATCCCGCGCCAGGAACTGGTCCGTTTCGCCGAGGACGCGGCCAAGATGGGCGTGGCATTCGACAGCAGCGCCGAGGAAGCCGGCCAGACCATGGCCACCTGGCGCACCGCTTTCCGGATGGGCCAGCATGAGGTCGTCGTGTTGGCCGACAAGATCAACTATCTCGGCAACACCGGCCCGGCCAGCGTCAACAAGATCAGTGCGATAGTGAACCGCATTGGTGCCCTGGGCGAGGTCGCCGGCCTGCAGAGTGGGCCACTGGCGGCGCTGGGCGCCACCGTCGCCGGCATGGGCATCGAATCGGAAGTCTCGGCCACCGGCATCAAGAACATGCTGCTCACCCTGGCATCGGGCGAGTCGGCCACCAAGAGCCAGCGCGAGGCCTTCGACAAGCTGAGCATCAAGGCCACGGCCATGGCCCAGGTCATGCAGAAGGACGCAGGCGGGGCGATCATGTCGGTGCTGCAGAAGCTGCGCGCACTGCCCAAGGCCGAGCAGGCCGCGACCATGACGCAGCTGTTCGGCCGTGAGTCGATCGGTGCGATCGCACCCCTCCTGACCAATCTGGAGCTGCTGCAGGGCAACTTCGCCAAGGTCGCCGATGCGCAACGCTACGGCGGCTCGATGTCGGCCGAGTACGCGTCGCGGGTGGCCACCTCGGCCAACTCGCTGCAGCTGCTGAAAAACACCGCCGTGGTGGTGTCCCAGTCGATCGGCCAGGTGCTGCTACCGCAGTTCAAGGAACTGACCGAGCGCACGGCTGCGGTGGTCGGCCAAGTCACGACGTGGATCCGCGCCAATCCGGTGCTGGTGGGGGCGATCGCCAAGGTGGCAATCGGCGGCGCGGCGTTGCTCACCATCCTGGGCGGGCTGCTGGTCGCCGGCGGCGTGGCCGCGATGGCGTTCTCGCAGATCCACGGCGCCGTCGCGCTGCTGTCGGGCGGTGGCGGCTTCGGTGCGCTGCTGCGGCAGGGGCTGGCGTTCGGCGGCCGCGTGCTGCCGATGCTCGCCAATGGCGCCCGCCTGCTGCTGCCGCTGCTCGGCGGCGTCAGCCTGCCGGTGCTGGCCATCGGCGCGGCCGTGGCTGCCGTGGCGCTGCTGGTGTGGAAGTACTGGGGGCCGATCAAGGCCTTCGCCATTGGCGTCTGGCAAGGCATCGTCGATGTCGCCGAGCCGGTTCTTGCCGAGCTGAAGGCCGCGCTCGCACCACTGGCGCCGGTGTGGGACACCGTGGCCGCAGCGATGGGTCAGGCCTGGGCATGGGTCAAGCAGCTGCTGACGCCCTTCGAGGCCACCACCGCGCAGTTGCACGGTGCAACGCAGGCCGGTCGCGGCTTCGGGCAGATCCTGGGGGCAGTGCTGGTCACCCAGCTGCAGTTGGCGGTCAAGGCGATCGGCTGGCTGGTGCAGGCGTTTGTGTTCGTGCTGCCGGTAGTCAAGCAAATCCTCGGCGGCGTATGGCAAACCGTCCAGGGCACGTGGTCGCTGATCGTGGGCGTGTTCACCGGCAACGGCGATCGCATCCGCCAGGGGCTGCTGCAGCTGTGGGCCGGCATCAATCTGCAGCTGGCCAACTGGCCGGCCCGGATGCTGCAGGCTGGCGCCGACATGATCAGCGGCCTTGTCCAGGGCATCCGCTCCAAGCTCGGCGCGGCCGGCGATGCGATCGCCAGCGTCGGCACTGGCGTGGTCGATCGCTTCAAGGGCCTGCTGGGTATCCACAGCCCCTCGCGCGTGTTCGCCCAGCTGGGCGACTTCACCATGCAAGGCCTCACCGTGGGCCTGCAGCGCGGCCAAGGCGCGCCTGTGCAGGCCGTCATGGCGCTTGGCAACCGGATGCGTGCCGTGGGCGCAGGCCTGGCCCTGGCGACGGCCACAGCGCCGGTGGCGGCGATCGACAGTCGGGCACCGCTGTCGGCCCCTGTGCGCGTCGCCAGCGCGCCTGCAGGCGGCAACAGCTACGTCATCCACGTCCACGCCGCACCGGGCATGGATGCGGCCGCACTGGCGCGCGAAGTCGCCCGCCAACTTGAAGAGCGCGACAGGCGCACGGCGGCCACCCGCCGCTCCAGCCTGCGCGACGACTGAGGATCCACCCCGATGATGATGTCCTACGGCACGTTTGTGTTTGCCCTCGATAGCGCCGCCTATCTGCAGCTGCAGCGGCAGATGAGTTGGCGCCACCCCACCAGCGATCGCGTGGGTGCGCGAGCGGCCAGCCAGTTCCTTGGACCAGGTGATGAGACCATCGAGCTAGCGGGCCTGATCGCGCCGGACCTGACTGGCACGCGCGGATCGCTGACCACGCTGCGCAGACTTGCTGCAGACGGCGAGCCGCTGCCGCTGGTCGACGGCACCGGCTGGGGG